ATCCACCAAGTCCAGAGGCATGACAACAACACTCACGGATGTCTCGTTCTCCTCCACCATGCATTCGCTCTTGTATTTCCTCCAGTCGTAGAAGAGGACTAGAATCTGATAGCGATAGGCCGTATCTCCGTATGTGTCCTCATACTCCTCATATCCCTTGTAGAAATGGAAGTCCTCTCTCCTGAATGTCATCCCCGACTTCTTCCACCCGTCATCCCGCAGCTTCTGGATAAGAATATCGTAATCTTTCCCGCTCATAATCCAAAATCTCGTTTATCTGATCCCGAATCTCAACCAACTCTTCCAGAGTGAAGAAAGTCCCTTCCGTGACCCCGCACCTCTTATGCGAGATATAGAAGGAACTCCCTTTGTTGTCTTGCTTGACACTTGCCATTACTCGAACGCCTCAAGAATCTTTTGCTCTACGACTGCAGCAATGGTATAGTCCTTGAGAGAACCGCCAAGAGCCTCCTTGATATTCTTCATAGCCTGCTCTGAGGTCGGTGCATTAACCAAGTAGTAGTAATTGGTCTTCTTGTCGTTTCCGTAATCGTCAAGCCAATTCTCCTGAATCTTTACCTTGTAGAAAATCTCGCCCTCATCGAAGAGATAAATCTCCTTGTAGGGAGCAACGGCCTCAGACAACACATCGAAGCTTGCCTTGATATTGTCCGCGCTGCCTACCTCCTGTGTAATCTTAGCCTCACAATCGGTAAAGTTGATGGCTTTAACGGCATACTCTTCTTTAACCTTCTTGACTAACCCGTCTTCTTTTTCTCTGTCCACGGTAATCTTGACCGTGAAGATCTTTCCTGAAATCGTTTTCATTTTGTTTTTGTTTTAAATTGTTATTACTTAAACCAGCCATTAAGAGCTTTTACTCTCTCGGCTGCTTCTTCTCGCGTATCGCAGTACTGAATGAACGTGCCGTCGGAAATGCCGTCTCCCAACTCATGGTTCTGCCAGATACCCCATCGTCCACGGTGGGGAGCGTAGAAGTACTCCCCGTCCTTCGGCTTGTATTTACTTGCCATACCTGATAGTGTCGCCACCTACTATGATGTCCTCGGAACTTTCGTACGCCTGCAGGTACTTGTCCAGTTTCAGGCTGATAGAGTCACGCTGATACAGAGCCGTCTTAGTGGCCACCTTTCCGTTCATATAGGTGGAAAGCCAGCCGATGCTGAGAATGAATATCAGCGAGAACAGAATGATGGATGCGGTTGTCTCGCGCTTACAGAATGCACCGATAAGCTTTGCCACCCACACCAAGATACTCGCAATGCCCATAATTAGAGAATACACGATTCTGAATATTCCCTTGGCAAAATGCTTACACGCCTTCCAGAGATAGGTATACCACTCCTTGAAGGACTCAAAGATAAATTTCGTTTCCATACTAATCAGTTATTTTAGTTGTTGTTCCGTTTCAGAATAATGTCAGTTGCATCCGCTCAGTATTTCTTTCCTCCGTGCTTATACGGACGCAGCTCGTTGTACTTAATCTTCCACTCGATATGCTGCCACAGGTCGATGCCGAGGTCTTGTGCCCAGTCAAACATGAACGACATGCAATCACTGATGTTCATCGTGCCCCAATTTAGCACCTCACGGATGAAGTACCAGGCATTCTCGATAAAGCTCTTGTCCTCGTGGTACACCTGCCCCCAAGGGTAGTAGCCCAGCCAGCGCATCCTGTCGCCGTGAACCTCCTGCGCCATGTCGAGCACGCGGATCACCACGTCGGCAAACTCCTCCTCGATGCTGCCCTTCACATATTCCTTGTAGTAGACCGGAAACCAAATATCGTACCATTGCTGTGTGAGTCCGATTTCACCTTCTGCCTGCGTCTTCATCACGTCGGCCATCAAGTTGGTATTTGCCCGTCTGCCGTTGCGGTCGGCTTCCACGGCTTCGGCCATTTCGGTCATAATCAGTCCGCAATACTGCGCCGTTGATATAGGCTTATCATGCCAGCCGTGAGCCGTAGCTATGTCCCATATACGCTTTTGTAAATCTGCCAGTCGTTTTGGCTCTAAAAAGTTTCCTTCCTTCATAGTTTCTAATCTCTAATGCTCATTGTTGGAATATCGTACCCACGTCCTTCTTCAAAACCGATGTCGTAGAGCCGTTCCAATTCCTTTGTAAAATCTGCGTCACTCATACCGCCTCGCCTACGCTTTGTCAAGTAGGCAATTTGTTCTTGTTTGTTTCTCGCCATAGTTCCTTATTTTTGAACAGTTATCATTTCGCGCTTTCCGCTATTGGTCTGCCATTGTTTCAAGTGGACTTCGATTTGCTCACAATCTCTGTCATCGTCTCTAAACAGCCACATGTTCATGTCTTGTTCGATGTAGTCCTCAAATCTTTCGTGAACTTCATCAATGCTCACATCGTCTGGCACTTGTGCCTCGTATGTGACGGTAATTTTCATTTCTTTCATAGTTCCTTATTTAATTCGTGAATATTCCCCGTTATCGTAGTCTTGCGGTCTGAGAAATCATCAAAGAAAAGCCTTGGAGTCATCTCTACACCGTATTTCTCGTAACTGACTACCCATTGCCCACGTCTGAAGCACACCGTACCGCTGTAGTCGCTAGCATAGATGGAAGTCCAATCGCTTACAAGAACGGTGTCGCCCTCGTAGATTTCCTTTCCACTCCTATCGTGCATCCCCGTGTACTGTCCGATGGTCGTTTCATCGATGTCGGTTTCAATTCCCGTCGCTGGGTCGTGGATAGTCCACTTTTCGGTGTGCGGGTTTCTGTTATAGTGCCGAAGATCGCCGTACAACCAATGCTCACCCTTGCACATACTGAGTGCCCTGAATTTGATTTCTCTCATAGTTCTTAATATGCTAAATAAGGTCTTTCGTACTTACTCAGCGGCCCGTAGTGCTCAATGTCGGCAGCACGCACAAGCCGCTCACTCTCGGCCACCATCTTCTCCGTCGCCCGCTTCATGTCGTTGATGCGGATGAACAACTCTGTAGCCGTCTTCCCTTTGTCGCGTTCCATGCACTCCTTTTCGAGATAGTCAACCATGCCGTGCAAATAGCCGATGGCCTCCTTGACCTTCTTTACGTCGTCATAGAAATCGCCTGTCATTTTCAAATGTTCCATAGTTCGTGTTTTTAATTAATTCGTTGTCAAAATCACTTAACCTCCTATTCAAGTCGGTTATACCAATCTTTGAAGGTATCAAAGATAATTTTACTCTCCATACAAATTCGGTTTTTATTTAATCAAACAATGTCATTTATACCATGCCAATAGATTCTAATTGTTAATATTCCATTCCTTCGTGGAGTTTATAAATAATTGGCTCATTGTCAGCTTCACCAATAGTCATGGCATACATATCATCAACTCCGATACCACAACTGATATAAGGTTTTAGCCATTCCAAAAACCTCTCAAACTCATCCTCATAATCCTTACTTTCTCCGTTGACAAAGATTCTCCAACCAAGATGTTCGTCATATTCCATTCTATGATTAGGAATAAAATAAGAATTGACATAACCACTAAGACCATATCTGTAAGTCTCAAAATCAGACTCACTTAATACACTATCCGATGGAATATCATCATGATTAACCAATGCCTTTATTGTATTGATAACATTCTCAGGCGTATCTTTTTTCAATGCACAGCAGAGAAGTTTGCAAGTATAATATCCCATAATAATTTATTTGTCATGTTTCTCTTTACTTCGTATTTCCATTAACATCTTATTTCTGTAATAGTCTTCACGCTTCCAACTCTTGTAAAACATCCAACACTTGAAATCGAGCCATGCAAACTGAATGGACAACTCGCTATGGTTAAAATGAAAGCATAGACAAGGAAGAATGAAAACATCCTCTTTAAAATCACATTCCATGTCGCTCGACATCCATCTTCCGAATCTTGCGTAAAGCTCAAGTTTTCCACTACACTGCCCTTCTTTCCCATGAAAGACCTTACACCAAAAATATGATTTCGGTAATATTTTCTTCTTCATTGTATATCTTAACATTGACTGTTACATTACCATCATAAAGTAAAATGAAGGTGACGTTCCTCAAATAATGGCGATCCTCACGTAAGCCACGCCACCCTCTGCACGTGAGACATATCAATAAGGAGCATTCTCGCCATCCTCTGGTTCAAACGGCAACGCCTGCTGATGATTCTGAGGCTGACTGTTCTGTTCCTGTGTCTCTTCTTTCTTATCCTTGTCGTTTCCTTTCTTAGGTTTGTACGGTATCTTGTCTATATCATAGAACCTTGTATTCTCGCCTGAGAACCCGACAATGCATGAGCTTGTGCCGATATTCCTTCCTTTGCTGACATTAATCTCAGCAGTTCCCTTAGTATCAACCCTTGAATGAGTACCCTTATAGCTGAATATCCCCCATTCAGGCCTTGCAGCTGGTCTGTCAATCAGAACCACGTTGTCAGCAGACTCCTCAATCTGTCCTGACCCTCGGAGCATATCCATTCTCGGATGTTGCTCTTCCTTGTCACGCCTTAGCTGGGACAGAAGAATGCAGCAGATGTTTAGTTCCTTGCAGATATTCTTGAGCCTACGAGCCATAGAAGAAAGTGTTGACTCCTCACGGTCGCCGTTTCTGTTCTGCGCGAATATCTGCAGATAGTCTATGAAGAACACCTTGACACCTCTTTGAAGAACAAGTGTCCTGACAGATCTCAGAACCTTCTCAAAGCTGATGGTCGCACTTTCGTCGATATAGAGAGGAATGTGAGAATAACTTCCAACCGCCTTGTCAAACCTCTCCAGCTCATCCTTGTTCAACTGGGCTGTAAGTATCCTGTTCGATGACAATCCGCTTGGCCCGCTGAGTATTCGTGCCCACAACTCCTTCGCATTCATCTCCAATGAATAGAAAGCAATCGGCGTACCTCCAAAAGCCATGTTGACTGCCATACTGAGCGCAAGAGATGTCTTTCCTATTCCAGACCATGCGGCTAGAACCGTCAACTCACCAAGTCTTACACCACCCTTATCATCTGTAAAGCGGAATCCTGTCCGTACAGTCATAGGATTCGTACCTGTAAGGTTCGACTGCACCACACCGTTCAGATCGGATAGGACGGACTTGGCATCAAGTACGGAATTATCCACCGATCCCATGCCCTTCAGATAATCGACATCCTTCTGCAATTCCTCCAGTGTTCCATCAACGTCCTCGGTAAGGTCAATTATCTTGTTCGACATCAGCTGCAAGTCTGTCCATGCCTTGCGTCTCCTTGCAAAGTTGATGAGTCTGTCAACATCCTGAAAGAACGTGTCTTCGCTGAAATGGGATGCTATGGAGAACACCTTAGCATCATCAACGGAAACCTTAACAACGGACTTATGTGACTTAGCAGCCTCAACAATACTGTTGATGTCAGCTATCTTCCCGGACTTTATTATCCATCTGATACAACGGAACACCACAGCATTCGACTCGTTCCTGAAAACATCTGGAGTAAGGATGTCATCAACCTGTACATAAAGCTCGTTCCGTCTTATCAGAGTACCAAGAACGGTCTCCTCTGTCTCAGAATCACTCGGAAGCAATACTGCATAAGGTGTATCGTTAGTATTTTTGTTTACGCCCATTATATCTGATCTCCCTTGTATAATAGTCCAGAAGAGCCGATAAGACCTTATCATAACCACTGTAGGCCACCACCATTGTAACCTCACAGATGTAAACGGCCAGCTCTGTCGGATTCTGTATCTGTGTGTATTTCCTAAGCGCGTATTCCCACAGAGAAACAACATCGACAACAAGGTCTTCCTTCTTCATGTCGACCAACAGACCCCATAAAAACTTGTTCCTCTCGTCAGAGAATACCTTCTCGTTGATAATCCTGTTAGCCTTGTTCCAGCATTCATCGAAACAGATAGCTGATCCTAATACTACGTTTTCTGCATCCGTCCGTGTCAGCAGTCCTTTATCAACCATTTCCAAAACGTTCGATGAACAAATCATAAAGTGAGCCTGTATGATAATCGTCCTGTAGCCTGTCAAGATAGCCCTCTATTTCATTGTTACATATTCTTAGCATCTCATTCAACTGTTTTTCATTCGGCATCTCCATATCCCTGATTGTCGGATAATACATGTCTACCCAGTTGGCAAAACGTTCAACCATTGTTGAGCCGCTATTTTCATAAACGGGACTTTCTTCTGATCTGCTATCTTTATTACGGTGACTTTCCCAGGTCTTACATGCAGCCTTCCAGTCTTTCATCTTTGACTTTCCAACCATCCACCCTTTGCTCTGGTAGAAGCTGACAAAAGAAGTAGCATCAAAGTGATAACCCATCTCACGAATGTATGATGCGACCTCTTCCTCTGTAGGTGGTTTGAATACCGACCTCTTTTTCTTTTCGGATTTTTCTTTTTCTTCCCTCAATCTTTTGTTTTCATCTGATAAGGCTTCGAATGCTTTCTTTAACTCCTCGAACTCCTCGCGAGAGACATTACTACCACCATCCCCTTCAAGGGGATTATAGGGGTTTATATTCTCTCTTATATATTCTTCTTTATTTATTATATTAGTGCCATCCAGCGTGTCTGTTTGCGTACCATTTAGCGTGTTAGCTTTTATACCAAAATTCTGCCAACTATCATATTCACAGATAGTTAATAGTGACCATCTGCGTGTTGGTTGAATATAAATATCTCCAGTTTCAATTAAATCTTTTAATGTTGTTCGTAATGTCTGTAAAGGTACACCTAATTCTGCACTTAATTTATCATAACTGAAAACTAACTGTCCTCTTCCTACAGTTATTTTCTCAAAACCTTCTGGTTTGTAATTTGCCTTAAACAACAAACTCCAAAACACATAACATTTATTTGGATTACCACGCCAACGCCAGCTTTCCAGTTTGTCCTTAGACACCATAACAAATCCTTTGCTCATATTCTCCGATATTTTAACAACTCCGATAAAATGCAAAGAGGAAAAGGCTATCGGATTACCTCTGTCTTCGAGTAGCTGGCCCGAATAATCCTCCTTGCAAATTTACTTCTTATATATATGTCCTTATCTCGAACCCAGAAATATCTGAGGAATTATTTCAGATCATATTGCAAAGATGTCTTCCTCAGGGGAAAGTTCCACCTTCACCTCCTCATGCTTCGGCAGATAATACTGGCATGGCTCAAAGCAGACGAGGAAATCCATATCATTCCACATATGCTTGTAGTGAGCGTAGATGTCCAGATCGTAATACTTGCAGTTCTCTCTCTTCTTGCACGTCTTCTCGCAGAAATTAGCATCCAACGTGACTCCTAAGCAATAGTAAATCATAAGTTTTTTAAAAAAATGCCTCTCCGCTGAGAGGCGACTATCATTAATTAATCATTTAAATTATTAACACGCATCACTGCGATTGTGGAGGCAGCATGAATCGAACATGCAACACCAGTATCAAGGGCCAAAGCCTTCAAGTGGTTTCTTCCCGCGGGTGTCCTTGGCCTTCGGACTCCCTACCCCCAAGTTGCCTCTCCGCTGAGAGGCCGGTTATTAATATTTAATCCTTTAATCAAAAAAGCGCATCGCTGCGCATAATACAACTATTAATAATATGATTTAGAATAATTACAAAAGCACGTCTCGCGACGTTTTGTGATGTGAGGCTCAGCGAAGAACCTCACACCCGATAAGACTCTTAAATAACTCTACCGCTTCTCAGAATGGAAGACCCTGCTGCTGACCCTGAGGAACCTGTGCCGTAGGCTGCTGAGGCGGGAACGGTGCTGCACCCGGAACTGGCTGCTGAGGCGGCATCTGTTGGTACTGAGGTTGTGCAGGAGCCTGCTGATACTGGGGCTGCTGCATCTGCTGAGGTGGCATCTGCTGCATAGGCTGCTGCACCTGTCCCTGTGGTATTGCCTGCTGCTGACCCGGACGTTCAACCTTCCAACAACTGATGTCATTGAAATAACCCTTCTGTCCTTGACGGCAATCGATGCCAAGATGAACAGTCAACTGCTCTCCCTGCTGGATAGCAAACTGCTGAATCTTGTCAGCTCCAAAGACCTTGAAGCAAACACTCTTCGGATACTGGCCTTGCTCATGACACAGAACATACTCCTGTGATTGCCAAGGCTGGCCACTCCTTTGACTAACTCCCTGCTGCAATGGCAGCACTGCGGTAATCTGACCACTTAATACTACATCCATAATCTTTTACGTTAAAATTTTATTTCAAAAATCTCTAAGCTCGTACTCATATTGATCCCGATTGACTTGCGGGATAAAATACTCGAAGATAACTGTCTTGACGCGCTCGTAGAGATCATGGAATCCAGCCTCGTCAAGTTTGTCGAAAGCGATACTCTTGGGTACTTCTAGCCACATCTGACGCGAGACAGAATAGACAGGCTCATAATGCCCTGCTGCGATCTCAACCGTCTTTCTGAATGCATCGACATTCTCATGGAAAAATTCCCTTTGTGACTCATTCAGATATTCCCAACTGAGATTTATCATTGCGAAATATAAGCGATGGAAGCGATAATTTCGATATTCTCGCACCGTACACTCAATGACAGAGCCACGTTTCAGAGTCTTCTTCTTCTCATAATCTTCATCCGCAGCACATTTAAAACCATCAGAGGTTACTTTCAGATTTATCTTCATGCTACATAACTTGTCTAAAGTCAATCTTTCACCAAGGTAATCCTAAGACTACCAGCACTCTCGCTCTCTTTCAAGAACTTCGCGTACACATCTGGCATTTCGGCTTGCAAAGCCTTACCGTCAAATGTTTTTTTCTTCTGAGGAAGAACACGGGTGATCTTAACCCTGCTGCCAGTCCAAGACTTGACGTTGTTCTCTTCCATGAGAGCATATAAACCCTTCTTCAAGATTTCCTGACGTTCCTTCAAGGACTTGACGGCCTTCTCGATGCTGGCAACCTCATCCTCTACCTCAGCGAACTTTACAGGAAGATTGCCGTAGGTTTCTTGGATGTCAAACGGAGTGTCATTTTTGTCGCATTCAATAAGAAGATTAAGTGCTTCGTCTGCCCAAGGAACAACGGGAATCCACTTGGAAAGCAGACCGCGCTTCTCATCATTTCTCACCCACGCGATAGCACAACCAACGACACGCTGTTCTGGATTCATCTCCTCAAAACGTTTCTTGTACCATGAAAGCTGACAAGTACCCTTCTCCACAGGAGGAGCAAAGTTGGTTTTAAGATCCACAAGCCAGATACCACCTTCATTGTCCATCATTACAAGATCGATAGGACTTGCGTATCGTTCATAGTCCGTAACGATGTATTCGCAGCGGATGACCGTCAGACCAGCCGCATTGACCATCTCATCGAACAATCCCCATTCAGGCATTTCGGATGTGAGTCCGTTTGTGATGCAGAACTCCAACATCTCATGAACCTTATGACCATACTCGGCACGTTCTACAAGCTTCTCGTCACTCACGCCATCGTAGTCATGAGGATAAGCACGGTGGACGAGTGTCGATGTAATTCCTTGCAGCTCCTTGTCGTTCAGAAAATATTGGTGGGTGTCCTCCTTGAAGACAACCCCACTCTCCTTCAAAATCGGTAATTCCATATTACTTCTTCTCTATTTGTCCTCTTCTCAATGCCCATGCATCACGGAATCCCTTGTCACCTTGTAACTGAGGATACTTATTCCAAATAGCCATCAGTGCGTCCATATTAGCACACATTGCAATCTCTCCCTTGTATTGTACCTCGCTGACCACTTGTGTCTGCTGGACTGGCTGCTGCGGCTTCTGAGTCTGTTGTGGCTGCGCAGTCTGCTGCTGAATGTTCTGATAGTTGTACTTGGTGTCGAACTGAGACTTTGACGGATCTTTGGAATAATAGACATCCGCTGCGACTCCAAGAGCTTTCATAGCGACAGACAAGGCATCGGTAAGAGCCATCTTCTCGCACTCGTCAGAGACATAAGGGCCACTTCTCTCAACCGCCACGAAGGAGCTGCCTCCTGTGCCAGGAATAGGATCAGACCATTCGCCGTCAACCTTAATATATAGGTTAATGTTGCAGAATGCCTTGATTTCTTGTCCGTAGGCCTCATGCCACTGCTTAGTGATTTCATACTTCCACCCGATACCACAAGGCCCGAATGTCTCCGTCATAACCTTGATGCGCCACATAGGATTCACGTCAGACATTCCTTTCAGTCTGCCTGCGCCAATCTCCTTCAATGCCTCCTGCGGCACTTTCCTTAACTGCTCATAGAACTGCAAGTTCCCTTGAGCATCTTTCTTTTTCTCTGCCATATCGTTTATTTTTTAGTCGAAAATGCAAATGTGTTTAACGTCTCACACCAGTCTATCTTTCCGTCCATGCAAAGCTGACGGAGTTCTGGCTTTATTTTCTTGTCTACCTCGGCTACGATCTCGCCAAGGACAGCGTGTGTAGGACTCATGTTTCGAGCCTTCTTGTACTCCTCGATGGAAGCGATTATCTCTACTAAGTCTATCATATCAATCAAATAATTCAGGTTGTCTTGAATCCCTCTGCTCAATGCCTTTGACCTCGACGATTGTAAACTCTAATCGAGGATTGGTTTTGTCAATAAATTTGTTCGCCACAATTTTGACACAATTTCGGTCATTCTTTATGGCTTTGCAAGTCTGCAGACAATCAAGCAATCCCTTCAAGGAGTTGTCCAAGTCGGGCTGATTGCTTTGGAAATAGACATCGACATAAAGCTCGAAGAATCCCTGAATATTCTTGTTGCGATAAGCACCGCATTGAAGATAGAATTTCTTCTCGAAAGCATTCATGGCTTCGGTCTTTGCAAGACTTCCATGAAACTTTCCGTTAGCCCCAGGTCGAGTTATAATCTTGTAGCAATTACTTTTACTAGGAACTGATCCTAATATCACTTGTTCATGTTTCATATCTTATTTTTCTTTTGAACACCAATTGCGTGAGCATTGCCAGTAACCTTCTAGCCATGCCTCTTCTATCGTTGCCTCAGTATGCTTTGCTATCCATTCGGCCATCTGTTCTTTGTAAGTCATACTCTTTGTGAAAAGCTTCTCCGATCTTCACAGACAGGAGAAGTAAGAAAACAATCTATTAACCTTTTGAATACATAAAAAACTAAAACTATATTTGAATTTGACAAAAATGAATATTCCACCAAGGCGGCACTGGCCGTATTATGAGCAATGAGCAAATGGCCGAATAAATAGGTAAAATTTTGCCAGTGCCGCCACATCTTCAACATCTAAACTTTACGCCGTAAGGTGGCCGTCGTGTGGTACGTCAGGATTCGAACCTGATAGACGTGAAAGTTGGAAAGGGAATACGTCCACACCAAGCGTACCGTATAAAAGAGGATGCGTTCAGACACACCCTCCTGTATGTCTTCGTCCTTTCGGACTGAATTTCAATTCATAACGATAACTGTTTCCAGTTACCCATCTGAGTACGGTTTACTATCACCGCACCCGATGACCCGATTTCAACGCCAATGGATGCTTCAATGCAGCAACCCGCGACATCCATCCGTTTACTCTCAGGATTAGCTTCTCCAACAAGTCAAAAATCTCTGCAGGGGGCGATTCTGCTTTGGCCAGTTGCGTACAATCCCGCAATGGATTCCGTTCACTTTATCCTCTCGACGGATTCAGAGTTTGTTGGTGTAGGTGGACTCGAACCACCGACCACCGATGTTCGCAAACATCGCTAAGGCTCTACCAACTGAGCTATACACCAAATCTTATCATATAACTTTCTTTATCCCCAACTCAACCGCAACGGACGGCTTACGCATAACCCATCGCGTAAGACCACGCTCGGTAAAGAGCAGCCTGCCACATTGCTTTGAGTGTGGAATTTCGTCAATTTTTTTGTAAAGCGACTGGACTGGAATGTTCAGGAATTCTGCGGCCTCCTTAATCCCCAAGAACTTGGATGGATAGAGGATGTCAGCAAGCTCGTCATCCTGCTTGATGGCCTCTGCAAGATACTGCGCTTGCAACTTCGCCAGTTTCCTTAATTCGTAGTCCGTCATTATTTGGATTGTTGATTTTTTCTTTAATACGCGGGCTGGCGATTGGGTCACACCCGCGTTCCCGATGCGGCTCTAGATGCCTATTATTGTATGTGAGATATTTCCATTCTAAACTTGAATAACCAGCTTTCAACTACTCAACATTGAGTTCGTTCTTCGTACAACGGAAAGCTAACGTAAGATTCCAGTCAGGAATAACTGTATCGAAATCTCTTCCAAGCGAAAGATGAAGTTCATCCTCTTTCAAACTCTCGTAGTCAAACTTCCCTTCTGCAAGATCCTTCACCTTTGAAAACTGCACACGAACAGACTCTTTAGCCATCTTTGTAGGTAACGTGAATATACCAACCTCACCTACTCTCATTCCCCTGATCTCGTCTCTTGATACTGTTTTAACAATCATACAAAAACCATAAAGTTAATTAATAAACCTTTCTTTTTGAACAAGTTCGGAAAAATAGTCGTACCTTTGCAGTTGCCATTCATACAAAAGACTTGTTCAAGTCTGACGGCTATTTTTATGCCCGAACTGTTCGATAATTAATTACATGGCGCAAAGATAATAATTTAATTATAATATACAATAATTTTGCTGCAAAAATTAACATTATTTATATAAATAATTATCGTTATGGATAAGAAAGAACGACTTGTACGGGCATTCAACTTTCTTCGGTCAGAAGGAATTATAAAGACGCAGAAAGACGCAGCAGCAAAGATGGGAGCGACAGAAGCAAAGATGTCAAATGCCCTGAAAGACAAAGACGGTGCGCTAACAGGACAGTTTTTGGTACGCTTCTCAGAGACTTTCAAACAGATATCATTAGAATGGTTGCTAAACGGCACGGGCGACATGCTAGCAGTCCAGATGGAATTTGGCAACGAAAACATCCCACAAGTCTTACTCTCAGAAGAGGACAAGGACATTGTTGCAGAACAAGCCAAGATGACAGAAAGGATCATGGAACTCGTCAATCATTTCGGACACACTCCAAAAACTTTTGCCTTGAAAGCAGACATTGAATTATCACTCTTCCAGAGAAAGATGAAAGGACAAGCCGTATGGTCGGTGGCTGATGTCCATAAAATATGCGATACCTTCCGAGTCCGAAAAGGATGGTTGGTGGACGGAATTGGCCCGCAAGGTCGCGTTCCTGACGAGTATCTGGATAAGATTCCAGCACGTCGTACCTATACACCACAGGAACAAGGCATCCCATTAATCCCCGTAAGCGCAATGGCAGGAGCATTGAGCGGAGATAGCATCACTATAAACGAGTGGGACATCGAGGAACGCTTCATCGTCCCCACTTTCAAGAAAAGCGACTTCTGTATCAGAATAGAGGGAAACAGTATGGAGCCGCGATATTTCAGCGGTGATATTGTCGCGTGTACGCGCGTACCTCTTTCATCTTTATGGTTTCAGTGGGGAAAAGTCTACTGCGTGGACACGCGGCAGGGAGTTTTAGTTAAACACGTAGAGAAGGGATCTGACAACGAACACATTACTCTTGTCAGCGACAACCCGGACTACAAGCCGTTCGAGATTCCGACATCCGAAATCTTCGGTGTGGCCATCATCAACGGCCTGATACGAGTGGAATAGAATCTACCATTGTTCTACCGCTCAAAAATAACAAATGTATAAGTGATTAATAATTAATAAGTTAGTAAAAAGTAATTGAGTCCCAACCGAATCACGGAGCGGGATTCCAAAAGAATCCCGTTTTTCATTGAAAACCAAGCAGTTATGAGTTTCAGTAGCCGAATAGTAGAAAGGTCAGGTAGAAAAATAGTAGCATATTTTTGCGGTTATTTGCCATTATTTGCCGTTATTTTCTACCATTGTTCTACCGCGTTCTACCGACGTTCTGATGGCTGTTCTACTTTTAGTTTTCGAATGGGGGCCTACCTTAGTGAAGCGTGATTCGCTTGAAGTACTCATTAAAGAAAAAGTTTAAGAATTATGAAGTACCCAACGACAAGACTGGTCTTTGACAGAAAGAAGACCGCAACGAAAAAGGAGGATGCACTCATTCAGATCGAGGTACTGTTTGAGCGCAAAAAGAAGTACATCACCACTGGTGTAAGGGTCTACAAAGACCAATGGAACGACAAAATGATGGTCATAAACAGGGATGATTCTACCGTTTTGAACCAACGTGTCTCTAGTGTCAAAACATCTATTGACCTGTATATCAGCGATTTAATAGAAAAAGGCATAGAGTTCAAATGGGACTCGTTCGACAGATTCCTCAAGGGTGAGAAGAGGAAAACGACATCCTTCCTGGACTTTATTGCACAGCGTATTGAGGAGCGGAATGACATCAAGTGTTCTACCAAGAAGTCGCACAGGAAAATTATCGGCTCTCTTCTTGAGCATGGAAGAATCGTTGACTTTGCCGACCTCACTAGGGCGAATATTGCCGACTACTACCAATGGCTGATGGGAAAGAAGATAGAGAAGGTGTCCTCAGACGGAACAAGCTACATTGGTAATATGTCCGTTGCATCTGCTTGGGGATACATGAAGATCCTGCGCACCTATATCCACGATGCCATTGTAAGGGAGATAATCGACAAAGACCCATCCGCAGGCATAAAGGTCAAGAAGGGAGACTATGAGCAGACCAGATGGCTCACTGAGGAGGAGCTGCATAAGATTGAGGATACTGAGATGCCAAACGGCTCTCTCGCGCGCGTGCGCGACCTATTTATATTTGGTTGCTATTCCGGCCTCGCCTACTCCGACCTGATGGACTTTAATCCCGAAAAGTTGGAGAAGGACGGTGACTATATGTTCATCTACGGAAGGAGGATAAAGACGGGCCAGGAATACGTTGTGCTTATCCTTCCAAAGGCAAAGGAGATACTTGAGAAATACGAATACAACCTCCCGAAGTACAGCAATCAGCAGTACAACAAGAGATTGAAGCTTGTGGCAAAGGCCGCTGGCATCGACAAGGAAATTTCCAGCCATTGGGCAAGGATCACTTTCGGGTTTATGGCTCTCAACCAAGGTGTCAGGATCGAGGTTGTCAGCAAGGCTATGGGACACGCCACCATTTCTGAGACTCAGAGGACGTACAGCCGTATCTTGAAGAAGACGGTGGTCAATGAGATGAAGACCCTCATTTAGTCAAAAAGCGGGACGGGAGTGATAGAATACATAAGACTTGACGACCTTACCCCCGTCCCTTTAACTGGCAAGTAAACCAACAAAAAACCGCCAGTTATAGCTTACTTTTTAGCATATTT